GTTGCTCGTGTAGAACCATCTGTTAACTCTACTCAACTTGCAGCAAGAACAACTCTGTTCACTGCTGATACTGGTAATCTTTCCAGTAATGCACACAATCTACAAACAGGAACTGCTGTTAGACTTGTTCCTAGAGCAAAAGCAGGAACAAATCCTGACAAGCGTTTAATCAGACTACCTAGAGGTTTCGATACAAACACCAAGTATTATATTATTGCTCCAGGTAGAACTACTTTCCCCAAAAATTATAACGATCCTGCGTTATATGCTGGTAAGTTTGATGGTTCTGATCAAACCAAGTTCATGCTTGCTATTACCAAGGAAAATGCTGCAGCAGGTATCTACATCTATTCATCTGAAACTGATAGTGTAGATCCAGATGTCGAAATCGACATGTTCCAGTATGTACTTGATGATAAGTATGATCTACACAAGTACACCTGTAATCTACTTGAAATTTCTCCTGGAACTACAAGTTCTACAGATTTTGAGGCAGATATTCCACATATCTTTGATACACCAACTGCAGAAACTCCACAGGCAGTTTTCTTCCGTGAAGCAAAAGATATCACTGGTTCTACTTTACCACAACTTTCTGGCGCAGGTATAGTACCAACACAAACATATTATTACGCTAGGTTTAAAACTCCTAGAACTTTTACACTTCATGCAACAACTGCTGAAGCAGTAAGTGGAAATAACCCAGTAAACTTTGTTCAGAATACTGGACAGAATTTCTACATCTTTATGAACAAGCGCACTAGCGCATTGAGATTTGACGCTTCTTACAATGCAGTCGGAAGTGGAAATACTGCTACGAATGATACTGGTCTATGGTATCTTAATGTTAAGAACGAATCTACTGTTGGTAGTCCTGATTTTAGACCAGAAGCTATTCTACACAGATATCATGAAGCGGATAGAGATGATGCAAACGCTCCTGCACAATCTTTCGATACATGGTTTGAGCGTGTTCTAGATGAGAGAGACAAAGAAGATAGAGTATATCGTTTAAGATATGTTCTTCCAAAAGATGTTGATCCTGTCCGCGAACCTCTAAATGGTTTTACTCTCAAAATACGTACTGACGATACAAGAAGACTTTTACCACAGAAGATTCTTCTAAAACCAGAAGGCGGAGCAGCAGATTTTGCTCTGTTTGAGAACCCAAGTCAAGCAGGAGAATTCCTAGGTTATACTAATTCACAACTTTCTGCTCTGTCAATTAAATCAACTTACGATCCATATGTAGATCCAAAGGTTATTGAAACAAATAATTATGTTGCATTCAGCATTCAATCTGCTAAACAGATTGCTGCTAACTCCACTAATTATCTTGAACTAACGGTATTTGATCATACGATCACTAATAACCAACTCAAGAATGAAAGTTTTAGCACAGTTGAAATTTCAGCACCACAAGGCGGAAACTTTGCTGTAGATAAAAACTCAAGCACTAGTGCATCTGAAGTTCAGTGGACTGGTTATTCTTCTGGTATTGCAAATATTCATGCATATACTACAGTCAATGGAGCACAGGGAACAAAGTATTATCTAATACTTAAAAATAAAGTTAGTGGAGAAGTTGTATACAATGCAAATCAACCAACCACATTTAGTCAGGTAATCAACGGTATTACTGTAAGTGCAGTACTGCAATCTAAACCAGATAGTGTTGGTGAAGGAATTGGATATCAGATTACTGGTCAAAACAAGAATCCAGTTGGTGGATATAGTAAGTCAGAAAAACAAGACTATCTCTATCGCCAAGAAGGTGCTAATGTTTATACAGTAACTCCTGGTGATCGCATTACAGATGAAAATGGTGGAACTTACATCATCGAAAGTGTAGAGGACGTAGGAGAGATCGAAGATACTTTCTACATCTTTGACATCGAAGAAATTCAGAGAAGAATTTCTGGTCAAACTGATGGTATCTACTATCTAACTTGTGTTCGCGGTAATATTTCTCCATATCCTCTGGGTCCTGGTGTTGGAACTAACTTCCATAATTACAAGTTCTCTCAACCAATTTCTTCTCTATATCCACAGAACTTTAAGAACGATCCTCTTTGGTTCCAAGCGCAAGTAGATGGAACAGAGTCACAAACTAAATCAATTGATGGAACAATTGTTGATCCTCCACAAACTACATCTGCTGCTGACAATTATGTACATGGTTTAGTCCGCACAAGTGATGTTAAATCTTCACTAACAAAAGAGACAATTGCTGATCTTGTACAGTCACCAGCTTTATCTAATGGTGATTTTACTGGAGACAATGAAATCAAAGGTCAAGAAGGTAACGCTTCTCAAGGATCAGAAGGAAGAAGGATTGCAATTCGTGGTAATAACGAATTCCCAACACAAGATAAAATCTATGTTGAACTTCGTCGTTCTTCTATTGCAAGATCTGGTAACCACACGTTTGAATACCTTGGTTTCGGTCCTGGTAACTACTCAACTGGTTTCCCACTGCGTCAGGAAGTAGTCTTAACTGATTTACAAGACTTCTATGCTCAAGCGAAGCGTGAAGACGCTGGTATCGTCTTCTATACGGGTCTAAACTCTAATGGTGACCTCTATATCGGTAACCGTAAAATCAACGCTATTACAGGCGAAGAAACATTCCTAGAATCTGCAGAGTTACTTGATTCTGAAGATGAAGACGATAATGTCGAATCTCTAGTAACAACGTTCCAAAATCCTGTAACTTTCAATGATAAGATTACAGTTGAAGGTATTTCTTTCCTGAATAATTCAGTTGAAATTAACGTTGATCCTGCAGATGGAGAGGGAGATGCTCTTCGCGTATTCTCTAACGTTCCTCCCGTAACTAACAATGATGTTTCTCTTTCTAGAAGCAGATGGTTAGATCCAAACGATGGTGACATTGTTCTAGATCAGAACAAAGTTCAATCTGCAATTTTTGCTTTAAATGCTAGAGGAAATACTCAAGAGTCTGGACAAATTTATTCCTTCAAGACTCATCTAGTAGATGGATCTCCTTCTAATATTTCTCCAAATCAAAATGTTAATAAGAGTGTTGCCACAAGTCAAGTAATTGGTGGTAATACAGTTACTGAACAATATGTAAACTATGGAGTAATTCTTGGTGTAGGATTAACACCCGAATCAGGTGATATTCTATTCAAAGGAGAGGAAGTTGGAAAATCTGGTTCTCTTGGATCAATTTTCTCTAATTTCTACACAGTAATTGGAGATACAAATATCTTCCAAATTGAACCAAATGGAACTACAACTGTTAAAATTATTTGGGCACCAACTGTAACAAACGATTCTATCAATGTTACTGTTGGATCAAAATTAAGAATTAAAGATTTTAGTTTCAATACTTTAATCAATGGTACTTGGTATGTTTCTTCAGCAGTTGGAACAGATAATTTCTGTAATATAACAGTTGTCAATAACATTGCATCACCAGTTTCTCCATGGTTGTGGACAAACCTTCCAACTGATAGTGGTGGAAACATTATTGCAGAAATTGCACTTGAAGAAGGAAATTGGAAAGAACTGGGTATTATTGGTGCAGAAGCATTACGTACAGAAACTGATACCTGGGGCAATTTTAAACTAGGAATCAATACACTTTCTAGAGAAAATCATAGTGCATATAAATCTGGTTGGGTCGGTGATTTTACTGTACCGAGAGCAACATTAGATGTTTCTGGAACAGCATTCATTAGTGGAACAACTGTTACTGAAACTAATTTCTTCGCTCAATCTACAGCATCAAATAGAACACTAACAGGTGTTGCTAATGCTCTATTAGTTGGTGGTGATTATCAATCACCTAATGACCTTGCTACTTTGAGAGTTTCTACGATTAATAATCGTATAGGTATCAATGTTAACAACTCTGGTCTTGATAGATCTTTAGTTGTTGTTGGTAATGCTAGAATTACTCAAGATACATTACTCGAATCTAATCTTGCAGTTGAAGGTGGAAACATCACAACACAGCAAACTATTTTTAATCTTATTGATGGTGCTGCTGAAACAGTAAATGCTTTTGGTGATGCTTTAAATATCAATATTTCTGATAAAGCAACTGGAACGCAATCAATTAGTGTAGGAAATCTTTCTAGTAATCAAACTCTAATTATAGGTAGTGCTGCAACTACAACATCACTACAACTTCATAATTCTTCCACTAATTCTACAATTAATGCTGGATTAGTTGCAAATGATACATCAACATATACATCAAATATTAACCTTGGTGGTGCATTTGCAAACCAGTCAAACAGTGTAGTATCTGGTAGTGTATTCAATGTAAGAAATAGATATACACTTATTGATGGTGATCTAACCATTGGTAATAATTCATCTTACACGACCGCAAACCTCCAGGCGAATGTTCGTAACTTGAACATGTTTACTACTGGCATTTCTTCAATGAATTTTGCAAGAAGTGTTGGACAACTTTCATTGGGTGCTGATGGTGGTCTTACCACAATCAACAACTCTCTACTTGTTAAAGCAAGTGCAACTGTAAATGGTAATATCACACTCTCTGGTGGTCTAAATGCAGGTCAAGTTGAGGTTATTCGTGGTATTATTGGAACTACTACCAATGCACATCCTTCAGGAAGTATTGATAATCCAAACATTGACCTTTTCAAGAAAACTGAAATAGTTAGAGCTCTTGATACTCAAGGTACTGGAGCATGGGGAGGAACAACAGGAGTTCCTGCACAGTATAAAGATGTTAATGCTGGAAACGATTACACTTGGTTCTTGCCATTAAATGAAGCATATACTGCTACTGAAATTACTGTAGGAAGTTACTTATTAATTGACAGATCTGTTCAGGTTAATCAACAGAATATTACATTATCTCCTGTTGGCGAACAATACAGTGAACTTGTTAAGGTTATCGGTTTAGAGAACCCTGGTAATACAGGTGGAAGCACTTACATTAGTGTTAAAGTAGAACGTGGACAGAATTCACTAGATGGAAATGGTGATCCAAATCCTGCATTTATCAGATCTGATCACCCAGATAACGCTGTTATCATCAAATTTGATCTTTCTGAAAATGTCAGTTTTATTACTAATGTTGGTGGAATTAACGATACCGCAAATGGTAATACTACCAATGTTAATGTTGCAGAATTTGGAGGAACTCTTTCAGAAGGAGATATCTTAAGATTCTCTGATCAAGAACTTGTTAAAGTCAACAATCTAACAACTACATCCATTCAATCATTTGTTGTTAATGACGGCGGTACTCCTGCTGTCACTATGATGAGTGTTGAGTCTACTAGTGGCAATACTTTCATTCGTGGTGTAACCACAATGGAAAGTTCCTTGATCATAAATGGAAGTTTGTCACAAGATTTCCAGTATCTCAAGATTACAAATGGAGATGGCGGTCAAAGATTCTATGTTGACTCCGCAACGGGCAACACATGCATTTATGGTAACCTTGGAATCGGTCCAAATTGTGATAAGTTTACGGTAGAAGGTGCAACAGGTGATACTGTAATTAAAGGTGGTAATTTAACTGTTTCTAATTCGGTTGGAATTGATGGAGTTTCTGGTGGAGAAACAAAACTCTTCCTACAACAATCAACTGGAGATTTAAGAATTTCTGGTGCTTACACATCAACTGATGTTAATGGTGTTAACACACTTGCTGGTGATTTGGTCATTAATGGTGGTGATTTCACAATCAATTCCACTCTTGCAAATACTACTATTGGAACTAACAGCACCAAGATCTTTGAAGTTAATAATGATGGATCAATTGATGCTGGTGGAATGGCAGGTTACATTACACCAACTGGTGGTAGGAAGTGGGAATACTTAAATGCAGGTTCTGGAGGATCTGCTGTACAAGCTAATATAAATTACTTTATACGTCCTACTGGTAATCTAATTCTTCTTCTACCAACTAACCCAACAACGGGTGATATGATTAGAATTATTGATATTGGTGGAAATCTGACCTATAATGTCACATTAAGATTCCGAGCTGCTAATAACCAAGCAATTCAAGGAGATACGACAAATACTGGTCAGTACAGTGATGTAACTGCAACCAATATAGGTCTAACAGAAGCGCAGGGTGGAACACATAAGACTGGTGGTGAATTAGTTGTACAAACACCAAATGCTGCTCTTGGACTTGTGTATGTCGGTGCTGTAGATTATCTAGGACAAGCAACACAGGCACCCGCTGACGCACTCGGTTGGTGGTTAATGGAGGTCTAACTAAATGCCAGTAGATTACAATACGTCCAGAAGCATGAAGGCTGCCGCTATTGGCACCATCATGCCCTGGACTGGAGAAATTTCAACAATTCCAGCAGGATGGAAATCTTGCAATGGAGATTCAATTAAATGTGAAGATTATCCACTTTTAGCAAGAGTAATTAGAGATACATATGGAGGAACTAATGTAGATTTTAGTGATTCTAATTTTATTTTTCCATATACTGGATATGCTAATGCTTTTATAAATCTACCTAATTTAAATCAAAGAGGGATTGCTGATATTGATTACAATTATTTTGGATCTAATGCTCCTGGACCTCAAGATACTTTAATAGCAAGAAATATTGTTGATGATTATATCGGAACTTCTTCTGTAATAAATGCAAATTTGGCATTAGTTGATAATTTCCAAGCAATTACTGACGTTAATTTTACGCTAGGAACAACTGCTATGACTGGAAATGTTTCTGGTCAAACATTATTACCTGGTCAGGGTAGTAAAACTGTTTATACGATACCTAGAAAATTGGGAAGAAATCACTTTCCAAGTCATTCGCATCCAACTCCACTAACAACAGTTATTACAAACGATCAGGGTACACCTGGACTTGGACCAGGAATTTATTCAACAGATTCTGTTCCTATTCAAGTATCGTTGTATGGAAGTATATACGGTGACTTCTTTAGAAATTCCAATACTGATTGGGACGAACCAAGTAATCCTTTTTCTAATGGTCCTGGTAGATATATTCTTGCATCTATGAATGGTGGAGAATTGATGAATAATTATAAACCAATTACCACACAAACACAGTGGCATGGTATTAAAGAATGGTTTACCAATACTTTAAAAAGTAAGGGAAGAACTGCAACTGGTACTATTATTAACAGCAGTGCTAGAATTTGGGATGGTTGGATTAACACTGGAGATGTTCTACCTTTTGGTGATAGTGCAGCTGCAGTTCCAACTCCAAATTTTGACCCTGGTGGAGGAACTATTGGTGGTGTTAGTGTGCCAGGAAGTGATTTAGCATCGATAGGTGCTGGTGGCGATGGACATCCAGTTTTATTTGACCATGCTGCAAGAAGTTTTACAACAAACGATCCAAACAGTAGTCCAAATAATCATATTTTTGCACACCAACATGAAGATTTTGAAGTTAAATTTAACCAACAAAGTTTGCGAATTGATGACACTGTTGCAGTTGACGTATCTACAGGTGGAGCTGATCCATTAACTCCAAATAATATTCCTAGTGCTTTTGTTATAGACTGGCAGGTTCAAACTGCTTCCTTATCAACTTTATATTTAATCAGAGCATACTAAAATGGCTACTTACTATACCAGGGAAAAATCAAAATTTGGCGGTGTTGTAGGTACTATTCAAGTGTACACCACAACACTATCAGCTGATAATAATCCAGACAATTTTAAAACTCAATTGCCTGGTGGATATTTAAGATGTGATGGTAGTATTTTATCGTCAACACAATATCCTTTATTAGCTTCTGTACTTGGTACAGGAGCGCAGTCTAAATTTGCTAGAGATCCAGATACTCTTTCTGAAGATGAATTTCAATTACCAGATTTAGGATCAAAATATATCAGAGCAGCTAATTCTTCTGGTGGGTATTTAAATGAAGAAGTTGGAACTACGGGACAATTACGTGCAGGTGCTGCACTAGAAGCAAAAGTTATAGGTTCTAAAACAAAAGAAATTTCATATAATGGTAACTTAAAAGTTTTAGGTCAAACTAAAATTTTATTTAAAGGAGGTCCCTTTTATACTGCAGGTGATGACGATTTTCAAACAAAAAATGGATTAGCATCATCTGATGCTTTTCAGGCGCACGGTCACAATACTAGTAGAAGAGCTATCTTTAATTACACAGGATCATGGCAAGATACTCCAGCACCCAGCGATGGACCTGGATTTAATTACCAACAGGTGCAAGGAGCAAACTATTTACAATCAGTAGCGGCTGATGATTCTTGGTCATTTCTAGGAGGACAACATAAACATACAATTGACGTTCCAAAAGCAAAAACTTTTAATCATGCAGAAACTGGTGATGGTAGCGGTAATCATAATTTTAATTATGCCATGGCATATCAAGAAGTTGATCCATTTGGGTTAGTTACAACTGTAAATTTATCAACAACAGCAATAACTAAATTGGATAATGTAATCTCTCCATTTATTATTGTTGAGTACATCATTAAGTTTTAGTTTGAGGTATTAACATGGCGACATATACTCAAACATGGGGTTCTAATGGTAGTGTAACGATACCTAGTGCTGCAACTAATGTTACATATAGTATTCATGGTGGTAAAGGTGCTAGTGGTGGTCCATGTAATACTCGTCTTAATCTACCTTCAGGTGCTTCTGGTGCTAGAGGACAAAAAATATCTGGAACTCTAAAAAACGTTGCAGGTCAAACACTTACATTAACGATAGGTGGCAATGGGTCGGGAGTTGGTTTAAATAGGGATACTGGTGGCAGTGGCGGCGGTGGATTCCGTTCTGGTGGAGATGGTGGTGATAATAATTCCTCGGACAACCCAGATAATGGATGGAATTCTGGTGCTGGCGGTGGTGGTGGCGGCGCTACTACTATTCGTCTAGGTTCTACTGTAATCGTTGGCGCAGGCGGTGGTGGTGGCGGAGCATGTATTTGCTTTGCTAGTTTTCACCCTGAAGCAGGTACAACATCTAATGTTCTCAATACTTGCTCTATATTTGCAGCTGATGGTATTGATGGCACTTCATCAGGTGGTAGTTATAATGGTGGCGCTGGAGGCGGCGGTGGAGGATTCCCAGGTGGTGCGGGAGGAACCGCTTATAATTCTGGTAACGATTGCAGTGGAGAAGGAGGTCAAGGAGGCGAAGGATATTGGAATAGTGATTATCATGATCACGCTTATCTTGATACTTCAGATGGTGATGTAGGATACATAACAATTGCATACAATTATAATGTACCTGCAAGTCCCACTAACAATGCAACAAATGGATCATTGTTGGGGATAGATTCTTGGTATAGAAGTACATATCCAAGCGGTTATTCTAATTGGAATAATCATATCCATACTACATTAGACAATGAGTTGGATGGTGATTGGACCAAATATTTTGATAATGAGTTCTACTTCTTTGAAGAAGAGGACGGTAATGGAACTAATGGCGAAACCATGAAGCAGGTTAATCGCTATTATTCGGGATTTCCCACAGACAATCATTTACTTGCAACTACTGATGCTGCTCCAGATAGTAGTTACGCTAACGAAGGTAAAGTTGGTTACATTTATCAAAATTCTGGAACTAATAGGACAGCACTTTATAGGTTTAGAAAGCAATATACAGCCAGCAGTGGTTATGGACAGGCTTCTATTACAAAAACACTTACTACAGTTGTTTGTGGTAGAGTTAAGCGAGTCCAATTATTAAGTAGCGACACTGGAGCAACGGGTGGTGTAATTAATTGTACTCTCACGTCAACCAACACTTTTTGTTATGTAGATAACGGTAGAGATACTAATCAGGGTGATCCCAACGTTGGTTGTCGTTATCCCTCATCTGGTTATACTGATATAGAATTTAGTAATGTCAGTGGAACTGGAAGTGGATTAAAAATGCACATGGCCATTATTCCTATTAATGGTTCTGGTGGTAAACCTAATAATATGAGAGTTCAATATCCAGGGAGGTGGTTTAACTCTGGTGGTGGTACTTTTGGTGAAGGTGGTGTATATGTTGATGGTGGTTCTGGATATTCAGTTGGTGACGTTTTAAATCCAATTACTACGTGCCCAAATATGGGCACTGCATCGATAAATGCATTTAAAGTTATCGAAGTTGGTTTTACAACTAATACCACCACG